AATTACTGACGGACGAGTTTATTCAAATTATCATTATCATACAACTACAGGTCGTCCATCAAATGCATTTCGTGGATTCAATTTTGCAGCAATGAATAAACAAGATGGCACTAGAGATGCCTTTTGTAGTAGATTTGAAAACGGCGCATTAGTTGAATTTGACTTTGATGCATATCATGTAAGACTGATTGCAAGACTGATTGGATATGAATTACCAAAAGGATCAGTACATACATATTTTGGCAAATTTTATTTTGGAACTGAAACATTAACTTCAGAACAATATGAACAAAGCAAACAAATAACATTTAGATTGTTATATGGTCATATTGAAAAAGAGTTTTTAAAGATTCCATTTTTCAAAGAAGTAAATGATTTTGTATATTCACTATGGAATGAATGGAAAACAAACGGATGTATACAAACACCTATATTGAAAAGACCATTATGCAAAGATAGTTTATCTGATATGAATCAAAACAAATTATTTAATTATTATCTTCAAGCACTTGAAACAGAATTTACTGCAAATCGATTAAATCAATTATCATATTTGCTTAAAGGATATAAAACATGTATAGTATTATATACATATGATTCTGTGCTATTTGATGTTCCAATTCATAATGCTAAAGAAATATTACCAAAAATAAAATCATGTTTAGAAGGCAATGATTTCCCTGTTAAATGTAAAGTAGGCAATATTTATAGTAAAATGAATGATATCAAGTTATGATAGATAAAATTATAAATGAATGGACATATCAATTAGATGCTGGTTACCCAACAAAGGAATCAGATTATGAAATACTTCGTTCTGTGTTACAAGAAACTAATATGCTTTCTGAACAAGAAATTAATCGAACAATTTATCAAGCAAAAGGATTAAATGAACAAGACGAATCTTTTTTAGAAACTATGACTAATAAGTTACTCGATGCAAATGTCAAACAGCCTGTAATAGATGATGTTATACAAACATATAATACTTTGTCCGAACAAGAAAAAATAGCATTCAAAGAAAATTTCAGAACTCATTCAATTGAATCATATGTAAATGGAGAAGGATATAAGCCATTTGTTAAATTTTGGCCAATCAAAGGCGGAGATCAAGGTAGTGGAGAAGTACCAATAACATTAGGAGTAGCAAATACTATGTCTGGAGGAAATCAAGATAAAGATATCAAATTGGGTAAAGAAAAATGGGAAGTAAAAGAACTAAGTAAAAATGCAGACTTCGATCCTGCAGGCGATGGAGATGCTAATAAATTTCCCTTTACATTTGAGGTAAGAGATTTTTATAAAAATATTATTGAGCCATATGTTGATTTAGGGGATGTTTTTAATACGTTATCTACAATGGTTGACACAGAATCTCATGTAGCATTAAAAAGAATGATTCAAATAATAAACGATCGATTTGCCCAACCAGTTCAAAACCCAATGACAATTAATATATTTCGTGAAGTTCCATATGGAAGATATTGGGAAAATTGGTATAGAGGATTTCAAGAATTAAATAAAATTTTCTATGAAACAAAATTAGACACAGATGTTAGAGATACAAGAATAACTACTAATCAAGCTGGCAAGAAACAATCATATTGGGTAAGTGACGATGAAGCCGAAAAATTTGCTATAGCTTCTTCAACTAACAAGCCAATTACAATAAACATAGGAGATACTATAACAGACGAAAATAGAGATGTAGTTATTTGGTTTAAACGATTAGAAAGATCTATATTCATAAAAGATCCATCATATCTGCCACAACAATTAGTAGCAATAAAGAATAAATTTTTTAGTGGACTTACCGGAGTAATTTGGTATTACAAATCAGATACTACTCCACATATAGGAACAGCTAATGATTTTGTGAATCATAATGTTACTAAAGGACATTATCGAATGAAACTTGCAAAATCTGCAGATTTAGATAAATATACATTCATTGCTGCACAAAGTTAGGATAAAAAGTGAGGACACAATTATTGTGCACATTTGCACATAAAACAAATTTAGACATAGTTATTGAATATATAAAACAAAACTTCGAAGTTCCAGAAAAAAGAATATTTGTATTTTCTAATTATGCAAATCGTAATGAATTGTATTGCACATTCAATGCAGAAGATAATGGGCATAGAGGTAAAAATACTATTTCAATACACAGAAAAAAAGAAACTAATACATTATATACAGTCAATGCTTTAAATGAAGTTATCAAAGACTTAAACAATGGAGTATTAGATAAAACAATGATTATTCCATGGGAGGCTTTTGAAAATTCATTTATATTACAAGACGATCCGGGATACAAAAGAATAGATTTAACATTATATAAAAGAATCAATTTCTAGTTATATTTATATATAAGGAACAATATCATGATTAAATTAAAAAACTTACTAAAAGAAGGATATGCTTGGGAACGCAAAGCAAATAAGCCTTTACCTACATTGGAAGATGTTCAAAAAGAATATCAAAAGAAAAAAATGAAAGAAGTCTTAAAAGACAAAGACGGTAATATTCGAACGGATTTAAAATATACAGATAATAAAAACTATCAACCAAGAATTGAATTAGTAAATTCTAAAAACGATGGTAGTGGATATCCTACAATAACAGTTAAGATTGACGGTGGCAAACCATTTGATATTGAATTTGATGATCATGACGAAATTGATGATCATGGATATACAAAAGCAATTTGGCTTATGGGAGTAGACGAAGGCGGAGGCGAATGGGGTATGGAAGGATCAATGGCTTTTCATGGAGATATAGAAGATTATGATATTGACACATTAGAAAAAGATGAGACAAAACGATGAATAAATTACATGAAAATATGAAAAGATTTGGTACTAAGAATCTCAAAGAATCTAATTTAATAACTGAAGCTGCAGCAAATTTACAAAATTGGCTTAAAGGATATTTCAAGAAAAAAGAAGGCGATTCAGGCGAATGGAAACTTGGACCAAATGGATATCTAGAAATATATGTAGACGGAAAATTAGCAGGAGAATTATTAGCAGACGATAAGATATATATTCCAAATGAATTAATGGGAGATCTAAAAAAAGGTAATTATGATAAGCCATATAAAAAACCTACAACACTCAATTTACCTCCGGACATGCCTGATGAAGATATGGAATAACAACTTAAAAAATTAAATAAATAACTTTGAATTAACGAATTAATTACTTATAATATAATTAATAAATAAACAAATAATAACAATTAAACAATTAAAGGAGAAAAACGATGAGTTTAGACTTAGACGCTATTAGAGCGAAACTTAACCAATTAAACACAACTAGCGACAGAAAAAATAATTATTTCAGACCAGAACCTGGCAAGCAAAGAGTAAGAATTGTCCCTTACGTTCACCGCAAAGAAAACCCTTTCCTAGAAATGTATTTCCATTATGATATTGCAAAGCGTAGTATGCTTTCGCCTATCACATTTGGTAATGCAGATCCAGTAGTAGAGTTTGCTGAAAAATTAAAAAAGACCGGAGACAAAGATGATTGGTTGATGGGTAGAAAAATTGAGCCTAAGATGAGAACATATGTTCCTGTTATAGTAAGAGGAAAAGAATCAGAAGGCGTTAAATTTTGGGGATTCGGAAAAACAATATATTCTGAATTATTATCTATCATAGCTGATCCAGATTATGGAGACATTACCGACTTAATGAATGGTAGAGACATTGATGTTGAATTTACTCCATCTGAAGGTCCTGGACAATATCCAAAGACTGCTATTAGAGTTAAACCAAATACTTCAGCGGCTACTGAAGATAAAGCAATTGCAAAATCAATAATGGATCAACCTAAGATTACAGATCTATTCCCAGAGCCAACTTATGAAGAATTAGAAAAAGCATTAAATGAATGGATGAATCCAGAAAATGCTGACTCTGATACATCATCAACACCAGCTGCAAATTCAAAACCAGCTGAGAAAAAATCAAATGAAACTGTTACTAAGAAAACAGACGTAGCAGAAGCTTTTGACGATTTATTCAATAATTAAGAAAGACAGTTATGGCAAAGAAAAAGAGCGAACTGGAAGATTCGTTAGCTTCAACTCTTGCAGATAGTATCAATAAACAATTTAAAGGACAAAATTACAAGTCAGCATTCTTTTTAGATGGTGATGAAGATGCTCCTACAAATGTTAATGAATGGGTATCTACCGGATGCTCAATGTTAGACTTAGCTATTTCTAATCGTCCTAATGGAGGTTTTCCTGTTGGTAGAATTACCGAAATAACAGGACTTGAGGCTTCAGGTAAATCCTTGTTAGCAGCTCATACCTTAGCAGAGACACAAAAGAAAGGCGGATTAGCAGTATATATTGATACAGAATCAGCAAGTAGTGCAGAATTCTTAACAGCAATTGGTGTAGATTTAAAAACTATGTTATATGTTCCATTAGAAACTATAGAAGAAATTTTTGAAACTATTGAAACAATTGTTGAAAATGTTAGAAAGTCTGATAAAAATAGATTG